TTCTGGCGCTGTTCAACAGCAACAACAGCTCCCGCCTGCGCACCTGCACGCCGCAGGCCATCGCAAACAGCAACTATGCCAACAACCCCAGCAGCGCGGACAACTGGCACTGGCGGCTGCGGTCCCCGTACTCTGGCCTCGCGTACGGCGTCCGCAACGTCAATTCGGACGGCAGCGAGTACAGCCACTACGCGTACAACGGCAACGTCGGCGTCCTGCCGCTTTGTAATCTGTCCTCTGATACCTTGGTATCTGACGAGCCTGACTCCGAAGGCTACTACACGATTCAGTGGAATCAGGCCCCGACTACGCCCCCCGGCATCACCGTACCGGACAGCGTAAAGAGCGGGAAAGACGCAGCGATCAGCTGGGCGGCGTCCACCGACCCAGAAAGCGACGACATCACCTACCAGCTGGACCGCTGGAGCAACAACACGAACGCATGGGCCACGATCTACACCGGCAGCAACACCAGCTTTACCGACACCGGCATCACCACGGCGATGGACAGCGTGCAGTGGCGCGTCCGCGCGAAGGATAGCAAGGATGCGTACAGCGCCTATACGACGAGCCAGGTCAAGACCGTAACGCACAACGCCGACCCGACCGTTTCCGGAGCCGACGCCAACCTGGGCGCGGTGACGTCGCCCCCATCCAGAGCCTACACCGTGGGCGATGTGGACGACGGCGACACCCTGACCATCGTGGAGGCGCTGGACGGCAGCGAGGTGCGCACCATTGCGGACGCGGAGCGCGGAAAGACCTACACCTTCGGCCTGACGGCCGCACAGTTTGCGGCGCTGGCTGCTGGTGAACACAGCATGACGATCACCGTCACCGACAGTGCGGGAAACAGCGCGACGCGCGTCGTGACCTTCTCCCGCAGCATCACGATGATCAGCGTGCAGCGCGACGCCATCGAAACGGACGCCATGGCCGAAAAGATCCTTATTTCCGCGCGATTTTTGGGCGCGGAGAACAATCTGACCGTGGAGGCGTGCAACAACGCGAAGGACGCCACGCCGACGTGGGAGACCGTCACCCCTGGCCGCAAGCACCTGTTCACGAACAAGACGAAGACGGCAACGAAGTGGGCTGTGGGCGTCCGTGTGAAACTGACGAAGGCGAGCACCAGCGACACCATCGCGCTGTACGGTGTAAGCGGCTCTTACCTGTAAGGAGGGAAAAGCATGAATCTGACAGCAGCCAGAGAACTGAACAAGCAGGAAGAAGC